AAAAGAAGGATATGAAAATAATGCTATTGCTTTTAGATGTATAAATGAAATATCACAAGGTGCTGCTGGAGTAAAACTAAAATTATTTAGAGGCAAATTAACTGTTGATGACCATCCTATATTAGACTTACTTGAAAGACCATCTCCGACCAAAGGTTATGTTGAGCTTTTTGAATCTTTATATTCTTTCTTATTACTTTCTGGTAATAGTTATTTAATCTCTACTGGTAATGATGGTTCACCACCACAAGAGATGTATTGTTTAAGACCTGACAGAGTAAAAATTATTCCAGGACAAATGAGTTTGCCTTTGGGTTATCAATACACTGTAAATGGTAAAGTTGTCACTGAATATGAAGTAAATCAAAGCACAGGTGCTTCACCAGTAAAACATTTTAAATTATTTCATCCTAAACATGACCATTTAGGATTATCACCATTAGTTTCTGCTGCTACTAATTTAGACAGTCATAATTTAACTAATCGTCATAATGTTGCTTTATTACAAAATGGTGCTAGACCTAGTGGTGCTGTTATATTTAAACCAAAAGATGAGAGTGGTTCTTCTGTACAATTAAGTGATAGTCAAAGAGCACAAATTATATCTGATATGGAATCTAGGTTTTCAGGCTCTAGTAATGCTGGCAGACCTATGTTATTAGAAGGTGATTTTACTTTTCAACAAATGGGATTATCACCTAAAGATATGGACTTTTCAGTATTAAAGAAAATGTCAGCAATAGATATAGCATTATGTTTTGGTGTTCCTGCACAATTAGTAGGTATTCCTGATGCACAAACTTATAATAATATGCCAGAAGCAAGACTTGCTTTATATGAAGAAACTATTATTCCTATATTAAGAAGAATACAATCTGATTTGAATGAGTGGCTAACTCCACAGTTTGCTGATGATTTAAAATTAGAATATGATATTGATAGCATACCTGCTATGGCTGAAAGTCGTAAGAGAGTTTTTGAATCAGTTGTACAAGGTGTTAATGCTGGTATATTAACTCGTAATGAAGCAAGAGCAAAATTAGGTATAGATCCAATCAAAGGAGGAGATACTTTATTTGTTCCTGCTACTTTTATGCCTATTGATTTAATGGGTCAAAGTATAGATGATGATGAAAAGAGTTTAGAAATTACAGATGACTATCCACAAGATAAAGCAATAAGTGATATTGATTTTACTCCAACTGATGGTATGGCATCAGAAGCAAAAAAAGGTTTGGCTTGGCGTAAAGAGTTTGGTAGAGGTGGTACGATAGTAGGTGCAACTAGAGCAAATCAATTAATAAGAAAAGAAAATTTATCACCAAGCACAGTAAAAAGAATGTTTAGTTTCTTTAGTCGTCATGAAGTAGATAAACAAGCAGAAGGTTTCCGTCCTGGAGAAAAAGGTTATCCAAGTAATGGAAGGATTGCTTGGGCATTATGGGGTGGTGATCCAGGATTTAGTTGGTCTAAGAAAAAAGCAACACAAATAGATAATGAATCAAAAATAGAAGAAGTTGAAAAAATATTAGTTATCAAAGATGAAACAGAAGAAGAGAAACAATTAACAGCTGCAGTAAGAGAAGGACTAAAGAAAAAAGTAAAAGAGCATAATGAAAAACATGGTGACAAAAAAGGTAAAAGAGTCACATTAAGGATGTTAGGTGCAGTATTTAGAAGAGGTATAGGTGCTTACAGAACTAATCCTGGAAGTGTAAGACCTAATGTAAGAAGTGAAGAACAATGGGCATATGCTAGAGTAAATGCCTTTTTATTTGCTGTAAGAACAGGTAGATTTAGATCTGGTGAGTTTGATAAAGATTTATTACCTAGTGGTCATCCTAAAAGGAGTAGCAAATGATTGATGATTTAATAAAAATAAAGACTGTTATGCAAGTTGAAAAAGTAAAAAATAAAGACGAATATAAAATAACATTTACTATTGGGAACTTTCCTAATAGAATATCTGCTGGTATTTTTGCTGCGCATTTACTAATGGCTAAAGAACAAGCCATGAGTAATCCAGCACAAGAAATAGAAGAGGAAGATAATGATAATGAAGGAGCAACTATACACTAATGGCTGGACTATCTCTTATAACTGATACTAATATTTTTCCTTTAACTACTAATGAAGTTAAACAAAGTTTAAGGATTGATACTGATAATTTTGATCAAGATGCTGAATTAACTATGATGATTAGAGCAGCAGTAAAAACCATTGAAGAGTATTTAGGTCGTTCTTTGCTGACTAAAGTATATGATTTATATTTAGACAGAATACCTTACTCACAAGACGATAGACTTATTGAAGGTATAAGTACTGGTCCAGATTTAAGACAAAGTCAAAATTTTATATATTTACCTAAAGCACCTATATCACAAGTACAATTTTTTAAATATTATAATGATTCTGATGTTGCTACTACTTTTGCTACTAGCAATTATTATGTTGATAGTGTTAGTGAACCACCTAGAGTAGTTTTAAGGAGAGGAAGTTCTTTTCCTGATGTAGCGAGTTTAAGAGTTGCTAATGCTTTTCAAATAAGATTTGATGCTGGTTATGGAACAGCACCTAAAGATGTGCCAGAAGCAATCAAACATGGTGTAAGTTTATATGTATCACACTTGTATGAAAACAGAGAGTTATTTTTAGAACAAAGACAAGTACCAGTACCAATGACATTAGAAGCATTTTTAAGACCTTACAGAGTGTTAAGGTTTGGGAGTAAGTTAGGATAATGCCTAGAACTGTAAAGGTATCTGAAGACACTGGCATAAGTATGCCATTAAAAAATTTAATTAGCATAGTTGCTGCAGTGGCAGTAGGTGTTTGGGCTTACTTTGGAATTATTGAGAGACTTAACATTATTGAAACTAATGGTAAGTTAATGCAATCTGATTTAGAAAAAAATACAGAGTTTAGAATTAAGTGGCCAAGAGGTGAAATGGGCTCTTTACCTGCTGATAGTGAGCAGTTTTTATTAATAGAAGATAGTATAGTTGAGATTGAAAAACTTACTGAAAGAGTTGATGCTATGATGAATAACAAAGTTAATATAGAAAGACTACAAAAAGATGTAGAAAAACTTATGGAACAATTAGAAATATTAAAAGATAAGGTAAGAGAAAATGGAACGAAACACTAGGAAAATTTTAGAACATAAAAAAGAATTAAAAATTAAAGAAGTACAAAAACTTTTTAATAAAAATAAAAAAGAAGTAAATATAAATGAGTTTGGTTCTCATAGATATATGATTAAAGAAGGTAAAAATAAAGGTAAAGTATTATGACAGAGATGGTTGTAGCATTAATAATGTTTTTAAATGGTGATATGATTGAACACACTTATAAAGAAAAAATGAGTGACTGCTTAAAATCTAAAAGGATTGCTGAAAGAGAAGTTAGACCTGACAGAGTACAATTTTCTTGCAAAAAAGTTTATGCAGTAACTGAGATATATCAAGGTCGTAAAAAGATTTTAAAAATTGAAAAGTGAAAAAGATAATTGATTTTATAGAAAAAGTTATTTTAAAACTTATAGGATTTAAATGAAAAATAAACCTAAAATTGGAAACTTACGACATATGGTAGAGATACAAAATGCTTCTACTACTAGCGATGATGCTGGTGGATTTACTGAAAGTTATAGCACTGTTGCTAATGTTTTTGCTTCAATAACTCCAAAAAGAGGAACAGAAGTTTATAGTGATGGTCAAAATGCTATGCAGATCGAGAATCCTATTACGCACGAAATATTTATTCGTTATAGAGATGACATAACTTTAAATAATAGTAGCAAAATAATATTCGGTGAAAGGCAATTTAATATTCGTTCTATTTTAAATATAGAAGAAAAAAATAGATTTTTTAAAATAGAAGCACAGGAGAATGTAGCAATATGACATTAAAAGCAACAGTCGTTGGTTCAGTAGAATTACAGGCTAAACTTAAAAAAGTAAGTGAAAGATCTCTTGAGTTGGTTAAGCATGCAGTATTTAAAGGTGTTGCTGATGTAGAAAAAGAGGCAAAATTATCAATACAAAGAGGTGGTAAGTCAGGAGTAGTTTATCAAAAGTATAATCCTAAAAGAAAACATAAATCTTCTGCTCCAGGAGAACCACCAGCATCTGATACTGGTTTTTTAGTTAGTAATATTAAAAGATTTATAGATGGTGATGGTTTAGGTGGTGAAGTAAGGAGTCGTGCTTTTTATAGTAAATTTTTAGAGTTTGGTACTTCTAAAATGTTACCTAGACCTTTTATGTTCCCAGCATTAGAAAAAAATAGACAAAAAATTATAACAAGAATTAAAAAAGCAGTTAAAACAGCAAATGCTAGGAGTTCTAAATAATGGAAATTATATGTTATATTTTTATAATGTTATGGTTAGTAGGAGTATCTGAATAATGTCTGACCATAGTTTTGAATTACAAAAAACTATATTTGCTAAACTAAATACTGATAGCAATATAAAAAATACATTAAGTGCTACTGTGCATGACCATGTGCCATCAGGAACTGTTTTTCCATACATCGTTATAGGAGAAGAAACTATGACCGATGAATCATCTACTAAAGATATTGATTTTAACAATTTTACACTAACTATACATACTTTCTCTAGAAATAGAGGTCGTAAAGAAGCAAAACAAATCATGGCTAGAATATATGAGTTATTACATACAGCAGATTTATCAGTTTCTGGTGCTACTCATGTAAATACTAGGTTTGAGTTTAGTGATATTGTAAAAGAGCAAGATGGCTTAACTTATCATGGTGTACAAAGATTTAGAACTATACTTCAAGACTAAAAAAGTATATATATTACTACATATCTAAAATTAGTCGTGGACGACTAAAGAATCATATTTAATTTAAGCATAAATTATCTATAGGAGGATAAATAAAATGGCTGCACAAAAAGGAAGTGCGTTGCTACTTAAAGCAACTCTCAGTGGGAGTTTAACTACAATAGCTGGTTTGCGTTCTACTGGTATGACAATCAATGGTGAGATGGTAGATATTACTAACAAAGACTCTAGTGCTTTGGTTAGTGGTGGTGCTGATAAAGGAAGAGAACTACTTGAAGGTGGTGCGATAAGAAGTATGTCAATCAATGCTTCAGGTGTTTTTACTGACTCTGCTCTTGAAAATGATATAAGAATAAGAGCACAAAAAGGACAAATATCTGAATACAAATTAGTATTTGGTGATGGTGATGACATTACTGGTAATTTTTTAATTACAAGTTATGAAAGAGCTGGTGAGTTCAATGGCGAGGAGACTTATTCTTTAACACTTGAGTCTTCAGGTCAACTTACTCATACATCAGCATAATAATTAACTAAAATAATTAGGAGATTATTATGCCATGGGCAAAACAAACTATCATTATTAATGGTGAAAGTGTTGAAGCAATGGCAAAGGTGTCAGAAAATGGCACTGGGACTATTGAATTACCATATGATAATGAAGATAAATATAAATTAGATCAAAAAGTTAGTATCGGTACGAAAGATTATTCTGTAAGATTAGTTGCTTCTCGTCACGAAGAAACAACTATTTTAGATATAATTGAAATACAAGATATAAAACCTACAAAAAAGAAAAAGGAGAAAAAACTAGATGTCGAATATTAAAGGAGAACTGGAGTTAGACTTCGCAGGTAAGAAAAGAAAATTTAAACTTGATTTTTTGGCTTTAACAACCATTGAAACAAGATTAGGAAAACCATTACTACAAATCACTAATGATATGGCTGCTGGTAATATTGGTATGACCAATATGGCTATAATATTAGATGAAGCACTAAAGTCAGGTGGTGGTAAATACACTTTTGAAGCAGTTGGTAATCTTATAATGCAAAATGGATTTACTAAAAGTTTTGAGATAGTATCAAAACTTGTACAAGATCTTATGGACGCAAAGGAAACAACTGACCCAAAAGAAGAAGAAAAGAACCAAGAGCAACAGAAATAACTTTTTTACCAATAACAAGGTGGTTTGGTATTGGGGTTGGTATATTGCATATTCAACCAAGTGAGTTCTGGAGAATGACATTGCCACAATTAAACATAGCGATTGAATTACACAACGAGTTTCATGGTGGTAATAAAACTAAACCTTTAACAAAGGATGAGATGGAAGACTTGATGACAAGATTCCCTGATTAATTATTATGGCAGTACTAGGTGATTTAGTTGTAAAAGTAAGAGCAGACATTAAAGACTTACAGTCTAAAATGGCTAAAGCTGCAGATAGAGTTAAACAGTCTCAAGAAAAAATAAAAAAATCAACAGCAGGAACAAGTAAAAGGATAGGAGCATTCCAACATAGATTTAGTAATGCTGCTACTGCAGTTGCTGCATTACAAGGTCCACTTGGTCCATTAGCAGGAAGAATAAGATCTGTTGGTGCATTATTTGGTAGTGCAGGATTTTTAGTTGGTGGTTTTGCTTTAGCCATCGCTGGTTTAGTTGCTGCATTTAGAAGTTTAGTAATGGCTGCAAGTCGTGCAGAACAAGCACAAGCAAAATTTAATGCATTAGTAAAATCTACTGGTGGTGCTGCTGGTCAAACTTCTGAAGGTCTAGAAAGAATGGCTAGAGATATGGCTAAAGATACTTTATTTAGTGTCACTCAAATGAGAGATGCTATGGGAGTAATGCTTACTTTCAAAGATGTTGCTGGTGATTCATTTGGTAGAGCAATGTCAGTAGCAACTGATATGTCTCAAGTATTAGGAACTGATGTTAAATCTTCTGTATTGCAATTAGGTAAAGCATTAGAAGCACCAGAGATTGGATTATCTATGCTTCGTCGTTCTGGTATAAGTTTTACACAAGATCAAAAAGATTTAATTACTTCTTTGGCTCGTACAGGTCAGAAAGGTGAAGCATTAAATATGATACTTGCTCAAATAGAAGGTCAATTAGGTGGTACTGCTAAAGCAGCAGCAGGTACAGGTGGAAAAGTCACATTAGCAGGAGCATTTGATGAATTAAGTCGTAAGATAGGATTATTCATGGAGCAGTTATTTGAAGGAACTAATGTCATGAGTAAATTTGCAGAGTTTGTTATGAAATTAGCAAATATGATACCAGCACTAGATTTATCTGGTATGAATTTTAGTGAGTTGGCTGCTGGATTAAATAATGCTAATGTAGAGTTATCAGTATTGAATAACAAAATTAAAGAACTAGAAAGTAAAGATACTAATGTATTTACTAAAGGTGGTGTAGATGCACAAATAGCATCACTTAAAAAACAAGCTGAGGAACAAAGAAAATTAATTGAAAAATTTAGAGAAGAAATTAGAATTAGAGAAGAAGCAGAAAAAGCAAATGCAGCAGCAACTAAAAAAACTAATGAAGTAATTATTGAACAATCACAAGCATACAAAGATGCTAAAAAGAAATTAATACAAATGAAAGATGCTATGGATTCTAAAACGAAAACTTTAGGAGTTTATGGCGCAGATTTAAAAATTTTAAACTTACAAGAAAAATTACTTAATGAAGAGCGTAAAAAATCACCTAATTTAAGTAAAGAGATGGAAAAAGCCATTAGAGATTTAGTTGAAGCACAAAGAGAACATATTGAGACACAAGAAGCAATGGCAGAAGCATTTGGTCACATTGAAAAAGCAGTAAATACTGCATTTAGCACTATGGAAAACTCTATTATTGATTTAATTCGTGGCACTAAATCATTAAAAGATGTTATGAAGAATATTATGCAACAATTTATAGCAGATATAACAACATCTATAATAAAAATGCTAATATTAGACAGATTAAAAAAGCAAATATTAGGTGCAGTTGGTAGATCTACACAAAGTGGTGCCATAGGCAATATTTTAAGCAGTATATTTAGCGCAAGAGCAACAGGAGGAACAGTGGCTAGTAAAAGTCCTTTCCTAGTTGGAGAAAAAGGTCCAGAGTTGTTTATTCCTAATACATCAGGTCGTGTAGCACCTTTAAACAAAGCACAAACAGGCGTAGAAATGGGTGGTAAAGCCCCAATAGTGGTCGAGCAACACATAAACTTCTCTACAGGCATACAATCCACTGTTCGTTCAGAAGTTTTAAATTTATTACCACAAATACAGAACTCTACTATCGCAGCAGTACAAGAAGCAAGGATGAGAGGTGGTAAGTTCGCAGAGAGTTTTGGAGGATAATTATGGTAGCATTTACACCAACATACCCATTAACAATACCAACTACTCCTGGATTCTCACATGCTAATATAAGATTAGCAAAATCAATAGGTATAACTACAAGTATATTTACATTTCAATCACAAGTACAGCAGTTTGATGGAGAAGTTTGGACAGGTGAGTTTAAATTACCACCTATGGTTAGGTCTCAAGCAGGACAATGGCAAGCATTTTTTATGCAATTAAGAGGTAGAAGAGGAACTTTTAGGTTAGGTGATCCAGATAATACAGCATTATTAGGTGCTGCGACTGGTACAATAAGAGTTAATGGTGCAAGTCAAGTAGGTAATCAAGTTGCTTTAGATGGTTTTGCTAACTCAACAACTGATGTTTTAAAAAAAGGAGATTATATACAAATAAATTCTTATATGTATTTAGTCACAGACGATGCGAGTAGTAATGGATCTGGTGAGGCAGATGTAAAAATAGAACCAGCATTAAGACAATCAATAGAAACTATTTCTGATGATACTATTATTGCTTATGGTTCAAGTGCTAAAACAGTTTGGCGTATGGATGATAATACTTTAGGTTGGGATGCAGACAGAGTTAGTCGTTATGGTTTTAACTTTAGTTGTACTGAGGCATTATAATGGCTAGAGATTTAACAACTGCTTTTGTAACTGCTGTAGAAGACCAAGTTGTTAGACCTTTTTTTGCTGCTAAATTTGAGTTTGCTACTGTAACAGTAAGAGCATGGACTGGTTATGGAAACATAACAGTAAATTCAGAAGTTTATAAAGGTCTAGGAACTTTTGGACAAATAAACACTGTAAGTGAAACTATTGAAACTAAAGCAGTATCGCAAGATTTTATTTTAACTGGCATACCAAAAGAACATTTAAGTTTAGCATTACAAGATAATTACACTGGTAAGAGTGTGACATTATTTATAGGTTTATTTGATTCAAGTAAATCTATTGTAAGTGATGTTCATCAAATATTTAAAGGTTTCATTGATACAATAACTGTTGATGAAGGATCTGATACTGCTAGGATGAGAATTAGAGCAGAAAGTAGATTAGTACAACTAGAAAGAAGTATTGAAAAAAGATACACAGAAGCACAACAAAAGAGCGAGTTTTCATCTGATGTAGGTTTTGATTTATTAGATGATATACAAGATCGAGATTTAATATGGAAGTCATCATAAGAGAATATGAATTAGAAGACATAGAGCAAATGGTTGAACTTGGTGCGATGATGCACAAAGAAGGTGCATACTCTCATCTACCATACTCAAAAGCAAAGTGTCGTGATTTAGGTAAAAAATTTAAACACTTTGATTATGGTAATATGTGGGTTGCTGAATCAGATGGTAAAATTATTGGTATGTATATAGCATTTATAACTGAATACTTTTTTTGTTATGATAAAATTGCTCAAGACTTTTTACTATATGTGCATCCAGATTATAGAAAAAAGAACTCAACTATTGCTATAAGATTAATTAAAAAAGCCGAACAATGGGCTAAAGATAGAGGTGCTAAAGAGTTTTGTCCTGCTTCTAGCATGGCTATATCATCAGGACGACTTGAGAAGTTATATAATTTTATGAAGTATAAAACAGTTGGACATTTATTTAAAAAGAGGTTAGACTAATGTGTGGTGGTGGTGGCGGAAATATTATTGATGTTGTGACAGACCCAGTCACAATAGTTAGTGCTGTTGCTGCAGGATTCTTGGCTCCTGGTGCAGGATTCTCTATTGCTGCTGCATTACTTGCTGGTGGTAGTATTGCTGCGACTGCATTATTAGCACCTAGTCCTGAAGTTCCTGATTTAACTATTGGTGCTGACAGAGTTACACAAGGTAGAAATGTTAGCATAAGACAAGCAATCGCTCCTTGGAGAGTTATATATGGAACTGTTAGAGTAGGTGGTATATTTGTAAATTTAAACACAAGCAGTTCAAATTTATATTTACATGCTACAATAGTTATGGCTTGTCATGAAATAAATGCATTTACTAAATTACATTTAGATGATGATGTATTAACAGTCGGAACTTCTCCATTTACGAGTTCTGGTAATGATAGCAATGGTGTTGCTAGATTTGAAGTCACAAGCGGAACTTTTTATAATAGTAAAAGTTATATTCGTGCTAAATTTCATACTGGTAGTTCAACACAATTAGCAGATGCAGACCAAGTATCAGAGTTAAGTGAATGGACAACTAATCACAGATTAAGAGGTCGGGCATATATTTATATAAGATGTGAGCATGATGATGATATATTTCGTAATGGTATGCCTAGTATGAGTGTTGTTATGCAAGGTAAAAAAGTTCTTGACCCAAGAACTAGCAACACATCATTTTCAAATAATCCAGCATTATGTATAAGAGATTTTTTAACTGATACGAGTTTTGGTTTAAAAATATCAGCATCAGAAATAAATGACGCTAACACAGTTGGTGGTTTTGCTTATGCTGCAAACAGATGTGAAGATACTATAAATAGTGCTAACAGATATACTTGTGATGGTACTTTTGATTTATCACAATCACCAAAACAAATACTTGATCAGATGCTAGCAAGTTGTGCAGGTAAATTAATTTATCAAAATGGTAAATTTAATATTTATGTAGGTTTTTATACAGCACCTACTATAACTTTAACTCAAGAAGATTTTATAGAGCCAGTACAATTAGTGACTAAATTAGGTCGTAAAGATATTTTTAATAAAGTTTCTGGTACATTTTATGATTCTTCTAATAACTTTGTTGCTGATGAATTTACACCTGTTGCTTCAAGTCAATATAAAACAGAAGACAATAATGAAGAAATAACTGCTGATGTTGAATTTACTTTTACTACATCAGAAACTAAATGTAGAGAATTAGCACTTATAGAATTATTAAAAGCAAGACAACAGATTGCTTTAAGTTGTTCTGTAAGTTTAAAACAAGGATTACAAATACAATGTGGTGACTTTGTCAATGTCACATTATCAAGATTAGGTTTTACTAATAAAGTATTTGAAGTACAAGAGTGGGCTATGAATAGTTCTAATACTGAAGGAGAGCCAGTTTTAGCATGCACTATGGTATTAAGAGAGTTTGATACAACAGTGTATGATAATAGTGTTTTATCAGATATAGCAACATCAAAAGAACAAGCAACAGATCCTAATGCTAATACTAATTTATCAATAGCAACTTCTGTCGCTGCACCTACTAATTTAACATTAACTCAACAAAGTTCACCTAACACTGATGCTGTTGAAGTTGCTTGGCAGTTTGATGGTGTTATGTCTCAGTTTCAAATAGAATATAAATTAAGTAGTTCTGGTAGTTATACAGAGCAAGTAGTTCCTGGATTTAACAGAAGATTTACTATTAGAGGTCTAACAACAGGTCAAACATACAATTTTAGGATAAAAAGCATAAGTAGTGCTGGCAGTTCTAGTTCTTTTGCTACTGCTAATATTACACTTTAATATGAATAAAAATTAGGTTATAAGTGATTTATGGATGATTCAAATAGTATAAGTCGGCAAAACAAAGAAGCAATAATTGAGTTAAAAGGTGAACTCAAATTAGTGCACCAAAAGATTGACACTATTGAAAATAATCATTTAGCCCATATACAAAAAGATATTGATAGAATATCTAAAGTTTTATATACTATTGGCTTTATGATTCTGGGTCAAGTATTATACACTATAACAAAAATTTTAACAGGATAATTATGGATCTACAGAACTTAATGGAGAGAATAAAAAAGCACGAAGGTTTCGTAAATAAAATTTATAAAGACAGTCTAGGTTTCGCTACAATAGGATATGGTCATTTAATTACACCAAATGATACATTTGTAGAAGGAAAAGAATATACAAAAGAAGAGTTAGAGTTTGTTTTCAAAGATGATTTCAATAATGCTTTGGCTCATGCTAATAGTTTAATGGATGGTATGGCTCTTCATGTACAAGCAAAAGAAGTTATTGTTGAAATGGTATTTCAACTTGGTGTTGGTGGTGTACAAAAATTTAAAAAGATGTGGGAAGCATTAAAGAATGGAGATTACCAAGAAGCATCTGTACAAATGTTAGATAGTCGTTGGGCTAAACAAACACCTAAAAGAGCAGAGAGTTTATCAAACACAATGAGAGCGTGCAAGTTATGATAGGATTATTAACTAAATTAGTTCCGCATGGTGTAAAGATTGGTATGTCTATTATGCATAATAGACGAGAGTCAAAAAGATTAGAATCAGTTGCTCAAATGAAGCACATGGAGAAGATGGCTAAAGGTGAAATAGAATACAAACAAGCAGTAATGCAAAACAACCAACAAGGTTGGAAAGACGAGTTTGTATTGATATTGGTGTCTGCCCCAGTAATGTTATTAATTTGGTCTATATTTAGTGATGATCCAGATATCATGATGAAAGTAGATATGTTTTTTGAGAAGTTTAATAACATGCCATTCTGGTATCAAGCATTATTCATTGGTGTTGTGTCAGCTATCTATGGTCTCAAAGGTGCAGATATAATCAAAAGAAAATAATTTTAACTAATAACTAGAGGGATAGGTGTATGAAAGTTGCACTTGTAATAATGTTGTGTTCTGCCATATATGGTGATTGTATGCCACCAGTGCAAATGAAGCCATTGTATGATAGTTATTATGAATGTTTAGTTGATGGTTATACAAAAGCAATTGAAAAGCAAGAAGAGATAGGTAGAAAAGAAACTAACACACACGAAATATATACTAAATTTTATTGTAAATATGTTCCAGGAGAAAATGCTTAATGGCTAAAAAGAAACCATTGTTCGGAGTAAGAGTAGAGTATGAAAGAACTTTTAAAGGAACAAGTATAGGTAAAAAACCTAAAAAAGTTAGTAGTATGAATAAACACAAAAGAAAAGGCAGAACTAAAAAACAACTCAGATATAGAGGACAAGGAAAATAATTAATCTACACAAGTCCCACCTAAAACTAATTTACCATCTTTAGTATAAAAACCTTGTCTTTTAGGATTATCTAAATGCCAATAATGTTTTGATATTTTATTTTTTGCTATTTCAATAGCATCAAAACAAGTACCATCAGTCTGTATAGTCATCTTTTTATATTCTAAACCTGATGATGTAATTAAAAATAAAACTACAATTATCTTACTCATTATCGTCGTGCCACCTTTCGTTTATCTTTTTAGCCATCCATATGGCTATTGGTATGCACAAAATAAGAGTTAGTTCCATAGATCGTTTATTAGATAAATCAAAATTATGATTTAATATTGTAGTTATTATAATAGGTGAAAAAGCACCTACACAAAGCAA